AGGCGAATAACTTCCGCGATGCCTTGTCGCGTAAGGAATACACCATCAGCGGCCTTTGTCAGAAGTGCCAAGATGAATTTTTTGGATTGGAAGAGGAGTAACCATGACCAAAGTAAATCAGGAAATAGATAAGGAAGATGTGTTTCTTTACCTTGATGCGCTCCGCGATAGCGGACAAATCAACATGATGGGTGCAAGACCGCATATCCAGCATAATTTTGACTTAGGCAAACCCGAAGCCACAGAGCTTCTCATGGAATGGATGAAGGATGGAACACGCCATGTCTGAATATCGTGTAGCAATAGCCTATGAGGAAGGCATAAGTATAAGTGTTGAAGCGACTGATATTGAATCAGCAGAGAAAAAGGCACTTGAACTTGTCGCAGAACATGCTGGGGCAATGCCCGATGAATTTAACCCAAAAACAGTCCACCGTGACTTTTTCGCGGTAGAAGTTAGGAGCATCCCATGATGAACTTTGACATCAAAGCTTTAATCCAACGTATCCAGTCTGGTATGACAACCAGTAGTGATGCAGAGATTGTGCAGACGCTATGGGTCATGGCGACTGAACAAAACCTAGAGAATGCCGCAGAGGTTACTGGCGGTGTCCCCTACGAATTACTTTCACAGTAACCGTTACACTGTAACGATTGGAGACAAATATGTCGTTATTTGAAATCTGGAAACAACCTAAAACCGAAACCAAATCAGAGCCGCCTACGGTTCAGGAAGAGGTCAAGCGTGTTCTCGCCCAGCCTCAACTGACCGTGCAGAGGCAGTCTGAGGAAACCATACATAGTCTGGCAGACTTCGAGCCACAGGTAATCATGCCTGATATCCCCGTGCATAAGAAGTATGTACACATGCGGAAGCGTGGGGGCTACCTCGACAGTCCATTGACCAAGGCACTGAAAGTCCTTCGCCCCGCATATCTGCGTGGTGATGTGTGGGTCGGTGACTGCTTTGATATCCCACATACCGTCATTCGGTCTGTGTCGGGTGACACAAGCTTCATCTACCTTTTGGCAAGAGAAGCCCATGTCAAAGTGACTGTCAAAAAGACAGCCAATGGCGACTATCGAGTATGGCGTATGCCAGACGAGGACTGTGTAAGCCATTGACAAATAACGATAAAATAGTAAAATAAGTATGACGGTTGGGCAGTGCTTTGGAGAAGGACGCTGTCCAACCGTTACACTGTAACGATTATGAGGAGTGCCAAGATATGGCTCGTAAAACTAACCCATTCGGCAAAGGCCGCAAATTTACAAACAATACGGTGGAAGACCCGTATGCTATCTACAGAAACAGCCACGGTTGGGAATGGCGGGTGATGAAAACCTACCAGCACCCCGACAATGAGCGTGACAATCCATACGCACGTTGGTTCTGTGCTGTTAGTTCACCCATGACACACGGCTCTTATGACCTTGGCGATGTATATGTCAGCGACATTCTAGGTGACGGTCAGGGCAAGCTTAGTGGCTTCTGCCCAGAGTGGATTAACCACTACAACCACCACCCTAAAGACATGACCGAAAGCCCCTACAGCGACAAAGAGGCCGAAGGTATCTCAAAGCTACTCGAAGCTTTGTTTGCTGACCCAATATTCGACCAAAAAGCGCACTAGTAGCTCCCAAGCAGTGCGTAGCCCCACAGTGGTTCCCTCCTTTTCCACTGTGGGGCATTTTTTTCGTTACAATGTAACGATTATGTAGGACTTACAAACATGAATATATTCTATCTTGACAAAACCTCAGAGAAAGCTGCTCTGTATCATTGCGACAAACATGTTCCCAAGATGATTTTGGAGACAGCCCAGATGCTGTCCACCGCCAAGCGACTGCTATGTCCCTCGCGGGACTATCATGCACATCAGGCTGGCGGCATTTATCAGGCGGCATATCCTAACCACCCATCGACTAAGTGGGTGCGTGAGTCTATTCACAACTACACATGGGCGTACTGCCTGTACCTTGACCTGTGTACGCAGTATCGCAACCGTTTCGACAAAATCCATTCAGCAGAGAAGCTACGCCCAGAGTTGGGTAGGCTTCCCGACCCCCCTAGTGACCACACGTTCTACTCGAACCCGTGGTCTGAGCCGCCCTTATGTATGCCTGACCAATACAAGGATGCACCCTCTTGTGTTGAGGCATACCGCGCCTACTACTTCTTCGAGAAGCAATCGTTTGCCTCTTGGGAACGGTGCGCCAAGGGTATGCCTGCTTGGTTCAAGAGCAGGCTTAAACTTCAACGCGAGGTGCAGAAAGGAGAGTTTTCCGATGAGCAACGTACATATACACTTTAAGCCCGAAAAGAATGACGATGGGCGAAACCATGCACTTAGTCTCTTCGAGGATGAAGAGACAGGTGCGCTTGAAGTAGCACACATTGTAGACGGACATATTGAAGGTGAACCGTTTAGGTTTTCTGGATTGAGTCCATTATTTCTCATAATGGCTGACGCTATGGTCTGCAACTTTGACAGTTTCAGACTATTTGAAGTGAAGCTAGAACTTGTAAGCAGTAACGACAATAAGGACTAATTGAAACGATGAGTTTCTACGTAAAACTACCTTTCTCCCGCGAACTCTTCGTGGAGCGAACCACCAAATGCTTTTTTAGCTTAGAGACGACTCAAACAATGTTATATAAAGATATTCAAGCCTGCTTATTCGGGCTACGGATTATCTGGAGCAAACCAAATGTCGACCAACGCAGACAGCGAAACCGGCTTAGACACTAAATGTCTACATAAGATTAGTAGTTTACTGAACGAGTTTCGTAAACTTGACAGCGAAATGCCCATTCAGCAGGTACTAACCTTTCTTTGGGTGGCTTCGAAAGAGGCCGATGGGGTTAACATCAAGGACGTAGCGGATAACCTTGGCATCAGCCAAGCATCTGCCAGCCGCAATGTTAATGCCTTTATGAAGGTAAATCGGTATAGGCGCACAGGTCATGACTTGATTGAAACGTTTGAAGACCCAATGCACCGAAGCCGAAAACTTTGTAACCTTACCCACAAAGGCACATTGGTAAAGAAAACATTATTGGAGATAATGCAATAAAATGACAATCGTACAGCGTGGTAATTCTTACCAAGCTTACGTTGCTCATGCATCCCAGAGACTACGGCGCAGTTTTAGAAGTAAAGCTGAAGCCGTAGCTTGGGAAGCATTGGCACGAGAAGCGCTTGAAAACGATAAGCCCGTACCAAACCCGCCTAAAAACGGTGTTGGAAACGGGTGGACACTCAGAGAAGCATTCAATCGAACCTTCGCACTCCACTGGGAAGGCGGCAGGTCTGAGCGAATAATGCTCATCAACATGACCAAGGCGATGGATTTTTTTGGTCGCCAGAAGTTAATCACTGATGTAACCACATCAGATGTGGACGACTACATTCTCCACATGAAAGAAGCTGGGCTGTCTGGGGCGACCATCAATCGCCGCTTGGCAGTCCTCAGTAAAACCTTCAGGGTTGCACGGGAGTATGACAAATACTCTGGTAACATAGTCTTTAGGCGACAACGTGAGGGCGAACACCGCCTGCGTTGGCTGGATGACGATGAAATCAGTCGTGTTGTAAGCACTGCTGGCAACCTTGGATACGCAAACCTACAAGATGCTATCGTTGTGTCATTGGACACTGGGGTGCGTCAGGGTGAGCTAGGGCGTATCAAAGCCCATGACCTCATACCCGAAGGGCTAATGGTATGGGAAAGCAAGAATGATGTAGCCCGAACAATCCCTCTGACCTCACGTTCCAGAAAAATCATGGAGCGTAGGAAAGACCGTGGAAACAATCTGCTGTTCAAAGAGGGATACTCACGCTCTGCGTGGGACAGAACCCGCACCAAGGCAGACCTTGGCGAGGACGTAGTGTGGCACACCCTGCGCCATACCTTCGCCAGTCGGTTGGTACAAAGAGGGGTGGCTCTTCAGGTCGTTAAGGAACTGATGGGACACAAAACTATGGCTGTGACCATGCGCTATGCCAAGCTTGCGCCTCGCAATCTTGCAGACGCAATCTCCATGCTTGAACAATAGCATGATTGTGGCGTATATCGTGGCATAGGTGTGGCGAGCGTGGTGGAACTGGTAGACACAAGGGACTTAAAATCCCTCGCTATTTCAATGGCTTGCGGGTTCGACTCCCGCCGCTCGCACCACCCTTAAAAACTAAAGTCCAACCATTACCAGACTGCATAATCCCGAAACACTAGACAAATCAAACCGTTACATTGTAACGCTTTTTTACGACAACACATATGCCGAAGCGTAAGACTTACACTATGATGTGCCACATAATGGACACTATAGATGTTAAAGGAAACGTAGGTAGTAGTACCCTAAAGGATACCTATAGAGATGGCTGTTAAATACATCCTCATCGTATTCCTCGAAATGCAGAACGGCATTCATCCTGTTGAAGCTCAACTGGACATGTCTGCATGGGACTGCATGAGAACTGCTCTCAGAATAAACACTGAAAGCACAACTGGCAGAATGGCGGTCTGTATGCCGCTTACCAAAGGAGACTAGATGAAACTCATTGAACAACAATACGAGTTAGAAAGTGAAATGCGCTCAACAGGCGTTGAGTATTACAAATCACAAGTAGCCAAAGCTGTGGCAAGCGGAGGCGAAAGCAACACCCTTTATGGCATTCTTGCAATGAAGCAGTCTGTCGATGCCGTCACCGAAGCCATCAAGATTTTTCTTGATGACAGCTTCAGCGGCAAACCAAGTCGTGGAGCGTCTGCCGCATACCTGCTGAAGATGCTTGATGAAGAAGTAGCCGCTTATCTTGGCCTCAAGTTTGTTATGGATGGCATTAGTCACCAGCACTCTCTGACCAAAGTCTCCATGAAAATTGCTGGAGCTTTAGAAGACGAATTTAAGTTTGGCTGTTTCAAAGAACAAGAACCGAAGTGGTTCAACAAGATTGCTCGTGATGTAAACAAGCGAACATCCAATCGCCTGTATCGGCGGTACGCAATCATCCATACGATGAACAAGAAAGCCCTCATCGAATACGAGCCGTGGACAAAACAAGAGAAGATGCACTTGGGTTGCAAGGTCATCGACCTGATTATCCAATCTACTGGCATCTGTAGGCTCGTCACGCACACTTACGGGCGTAACCGTAGGATGCTCCATGTGACAGCCACGGATGAAACGCTGGACTGGGTGAGCCGTGTGAACAAGCGCAGTGAGGCTTTGTCGCCTCGCTTCATGCCTTGTGTCATCCCACCGCGCCCTTGGTCATCCCCATTCTCTGGTGGATACCACAGCAATCACATTCATCCCCTGCCGCTCGTCAAGACAACCAACAAGCGTTATTTCGATGAGCTTGAGTTCCATGAGATGCCAGAGGAATACGATGCGACCAACGCATTGCAGAACACAGGCTGGAGAGTGAACAAGTGGATTCTGGATGTCATGCAACAGTGCTGGGAGTCTGGCGAGGACTGGGGTGGTCTACCAGCCCGTAATCCGTTCCCGTTACCACCGTCACCCTTTCCCAACGTCAAGAAGTCGGATATGGATGAAGCCCAGCTTGGTCGGTTTGTGCAGTGGAAACATGCGGCCTCTCGTGTGCATCAGGCAAACGCCCGTATGACCAGCAAGCGGATGCAACTGGTGCGGACGATGAACATGGCTGAAAAGTTCAGTGAGTTTGAGAAGTTCTTCTTTGTGTACCAAATGGATTTCCGTGGTCGTAAGTATGTGACCAGCAGTTTCCTGTCGCCCCAAGGCCCAGACTATGCTCGTGCTTTGCTGGAGTTTGGAGATGGGAAACCGTTGGGCGACAGAGGCCGCTACTGGCTGGCTGTCCACGGCGCAAACGTCTTTGGGTACGATAAGGTGTCCTTTGATGACCGCGTAAAGTGGGTTGAAGAGAATGAAGAAAACATACTGGCGTATGCCCGTGACCCCTTTCAGGCGCGGGAGTGGACTGACGCTGACAAGCCTTGGTGCTTCCTAGCGTTCTGCCATGAGTGGAAACGGTGCGTGGTCGATGGTGGGGTCAGCTACCTACCTGTGTCCCTTGATGGCTCTAACAACGGTCTACAGCATCTCTCAGCCATGCTTCGGGATACCCGTGGTGCGTTGGCAACGAACCTGCGTAACTCAGATGTGCCGCAGGACATCTACCAAGATGTGGCGGATGCTGTGATTGAAATGTTGAAGCGCGAGGATGACCCGATGGCTCGTCAGTGGTTGGACTTTGGTGTCAACCGCAAGACAACCAAGCGGCCTGTTATGGTCGTGCCATACGGTGGTCAGCTATACTCCACACGCCAGTACATTGAGGACTACATTCAAGAGCGCATTGAACTGGGCCATACCAACCCGTGGGGCGATGACCTGTTCGAGCCTAGCCGATACCTGTCGGAGTTCGTTTGGCAAGCCATTGGCGGTGTCATTCAGTCGGCGCGTCAAGTGATGGACTGGCTTCAAGAAGTAAGCTATCTTGTGTCCAGTGAGAATATCCCGCTGATTTGGGAAACCCCGACTGGGTTTCTGGTGCATCAAATGTATCCAGAGATGCGCTCTCGCCGTATCACAACCACAATCGACAACACGCTCATCAAGCCTAGCTTGCGTGAGCCAAACCACCAAAAGACTGACCGAAGACGGGCAGTCAATGGTAGTAGTCCGAACTTCGTGCATTCGATGGACTCGTCAGCAATGACGAAAACAATCAATCGGTGCGTGAAGCTAGGCATCAAAGACTTTGCGATGATACATGACTCGTATGGTACTCACGCCTGTGATACCGATGCGCTGTTCGCGGCGACTCGCGAAGCCTTTGTGGAGTTGTATCGTGACAACGATGTTTTAGAACAATTCCAAAAAGCGGCGGGAGAGGTGCTTGAAGAAGTACCCACACCACCGCAGAGGGGCGACTTCAGTATTGAAGAAGTCCTAAAGAGCGATTACTTTTTCGCTTAGTTATCCACTTTGGTAATATACACCTTTGTGGACATTATAGATGTCATGAACCGTTACATTGTAACGATTGTCGAGATGGAGAAAAAAAAGACAAATGGCTAACACAGTAACTACGCCGTTAGGCACGGCTTATTATGCCTACATCTTCACACCTGATACGAAATTTGACGAGAACGGTGTGTACCAAGTGAACCTTCGCATGTCGAAGTCAGATGCCAAACCCTTGGTCAAGGTCATCGACAACACCATCGACGAAACGATGGAGTCCTCTACATCCAAGAAGAAAAAGCTTGCACCCAAGCCTTACTTCAAAGCCACGGATGCGGAAGGCAATGAGACTGGCGAGATTGAGTTCAAGTTCAAGCAGAAGGCAGTCATAAAAACCAAGAAGGGTGACATGAAAATGCAACCCAAGGTTTTCGATAGCAAAGGCAAGCCGCTTGTCGAGCAGATGCTCGTAGGCAATGGCTCACGCATCAAGATTGCATTCGAGCCTTATGGTTACGATGTCCCCAGCATTGGTGTTGGAGCATCTCTACGCCTGAAGGCTGTCCAGATTGTTGACCTTGTAAACGCAGAAGTCGGTGGATTCGGCTTCGGTGAAGAGGACGGCAACTTCGTTGTTGAAGCAAACAATAATAATAATGACAACACGGATGAGAGCGATGACGAAGAAGAAGACATCTTCGCAGAAGAAAACGAAGAATCAGACGGCGACTATTAAGTTCCGTTCTAAATTTGAGGAAACGGTAGCAGAAGCTCTGGGCTTGGTTTGTCCCGATTACGAATACGAAACAATGCGTATCCCGTATGTCGTGGAGCGAAACTACAACCCAGACTTCATACTTCCCAGCGGTATCATCATTGAAGCTAAAGGTTATTTCAAATCTGCTGACCAGCGGAAACACAAGCTCATCAAAAAACAGCACCCCGAAAAAGACATTCGGTTCGTGTTTCAAAAAGCTTCTGTCCGCGTTCAAGGAAGCAAACTCACTTGCGCCGAATGGTGTGAGCGATACGGCTTCCTGTATGCAGAAGGAAAAGTCCCCGAAGAATGGGCAAAGGAGAAAAACCAAAATGGCTAAAAGAAAAGATACTGACTACATCATCATTCATTGTTCTGCCACACCCCCGTCTATGGATGTGGGTGCGAAGGAGATTGACAGGTGGCATCGCCAGCGAGGCTGGAGAAAAATCGGATACCACTTTGTCATCACCCGCGATGGAGACATCCAAGAGGGCAGAGAGCTAGACGAAATCGGCGCACATTGCCGTGGATTGAACTCCACGAGCGTGGGTGTCTGTCTCGTTGGTGGTGTTAATGCGGAAGGCGACCCCGAAAGTAATTTTACCGATGAACAATGGGCAAGCCTCGAAGAGTGCATCAAAGACTTACTACTTCCATATGCACATGCGGAAGTCACAGGTCACAACAAACACTCGTCAAAAGCTTGCCCCAGCTTTGATGTGGAAAAATGGTGGAAAGAAACGATAGCGAGTTCGTTCAGCATGTAGCTTGCCCAAGTTGCCCATCGTCAGACGGCTTTGCGTTGTATGATGACGGTCA